TAATGGCTGTTCAATACAATGTTGAGATTGATCAAGGTGCTGATTGGTTTCTAAATGTCACTTATGAGCAGCCAGCAGGAACGCCTGTAAACATCACGGGCTACACCAGTGCATTACAACTACGCTCACTCCCAACAGATGCAACGGCAGTTCTTTCACTTGCAACAGGTAGCGGCATAACAATCACTGGATCAACAGGCTTGGTAGCAGTACACGCAACAGCCGCACAGACCCGCGCTATTGATGAAGGCGTTTATTACTATGACTTAGAAATAACATCTCAGTCAGGTATCGTTACACGCTTGGTACAAGGCCAGGCTTATGTAAGCGCGGAAGTGACACGATAATGGCAGATGAAGTAATTGTTGTAGAACCCGTAATTCAAAACATCACGGTTGTAGATAGCACCGCATCAATCAGCATTACTTCACCTGGCCCACAAGGACAGCCTGGACAATTCACGCCGTCAGATATTTTCTATGTACACACGCAAGGACAAGCATCAGCAATCTGGACAATCAACCATAACTTAGGCGGTCAGCCAACTGCCGTAGTTTTGGACTCAGCAGGAACGCAATGTGAAGGCACTTTCAGTTATCCTAGTACCAATCAAATGATCATCACTTTTACGGCAGCGTTTAGCGGCACTGCCTATGTGGTTTAAGGAGCCTACACATGTCACGCAAATTTTTAGTTAGCATTGATCTTAATAAGAATGAATTGCAGAACGCGGTTATTCAGAACCTTGCTACTGCTCCTTCTACACCGCTTGATGGTCAGATCTATTACAACACTTCAGATGACACGCTTTACTTCTGGAACGGCACTGCATGGATCAATGTTGTTCAACAGGCAGAAATCCTTTACAACACATTCAGCAACCGCCCAACAGCCGCCGCAGGTAATACAGGCGCACTATTCTTTGCAACAGATCAAAACCTTCTTTACTTCTCTAACGGTTCTGCATGGAGCCAGGTAAGTGCATTTGGTAATGCCACTGCCACTACATCTTATGGCGATACCGCTAACAATGGATCAGCAAACACATACTCACGCTCAGATCACACACACGGTACGCCATCTCTTACATCTACTGCACCACAAAATCAGGCGATTGGTGACACCGCTTCAGTAGGTACTGCAACAACACCAGCCCGCGCAGACCATGTTCACGGTATGCCGTCATTTGGCGTAGTTACTGCACAAACAACATTTGGCGCTTCATCTGGTAACGGTTCAGGCACATCTATTGCCCGCAATGATCACACACACGGCACACCTACACACGATAACGCCGCACATAGCGCAATCAATCTTTCTGCGCTTGCTGTACCTACCGCAGATGTAGCGTTTGCTACATACAAGATCACAGGACTAGGCAACCCTACATCTGATCAAGATGCGGCAACAAAATACTATGTAGATCAGGCTGTACAAGGTCTTACATGGAAAGCGGCGGCTAACCTTCTCTCAACAGTGAATGTTGCGCTTACAGGATCAACAGGCACACTTAACATTGACACATACGGCGCACTTACAAGCGCTGACGCTGGTTATCGCATTGTTCTTACTAACCAGACAGATGACACAGAAGATGGTATTTATGTTTATGCTGACAATGGCACAAACTACACACTTACACGCTCAACAGATGGCAACCCTTACACAGAACTTATTGGCGCTTCTATCTACATTCAAGAAGGCACAACAAAAGCAAGCACATCATGGGTTCAGTCTAATCACTACCTAACTTCTTTTGCTGGTCAGACATGGGTACAGATCGCAGGCCCAGGAACACTAACCGCAGGCAACGGTATCAACATCACAAGCAATGTTGTTTCTGCTGTTGTTCAAGCAGGCGCAGGACTTTCACTATCTGGTTCAGGGCTTGCTATTGATACTGCCGTGGTTGTACGCAAGTACGCCGCTTCAGTTGGTGATGGATCAAATACCACATACACTGTTACTCATAATTTAGACACAAAAGATGTACAGGTAACTGTTTACGATAACTCCAGCCCATACGCTGAAGTAATGGTAGATGTACAACATACAAGCACCACTGCAATAGCAGTGTTGTTCTCAGTAGCACCAACATCTAACCAGTACAGGGTTGTAGTTCAGGGCTAATTAACTAAAGGGGATACACATGGGTCTGCGTGACCGTATCGCAAAAGTCATAGCATCAGGGAACATAGAGAAGGCTCCAAACCTTCCAGCAGGTTCCGTTGTTATGTCAGAAACAGACATGGCTAATGTTGCTAACGCTATGCGCAACACTTACGGAAGTAATAACCCACTTCCACGCAACCCATGGCTAAACATGGTTCCGTTTGGGCCTGGTACGCCAATCACACCTGGCGCAATCAACCCTGTAAACCCAGAAACAGGCCGCCCAGAGCCACGCCGTTTTGAATACCAGGTAGCGCAGAACATCAATGTCACTGCTACCCGTTTAGTACCTTTTCAGACACTACGCGCCGCAGGTGATAGCATTGATATTTTGCGCCGTTGCATTGAAGTCACTAAGAACAAACTTAGCGGCCTTGATTGGGATATTGTCCTAGCAACAGACGCTTCAGAAAAGATTGCGGCTGAGTCAGGTGGTGATCATGTGCGCGCTATGGCTAAAGCCCGTGAAAAGTACACAGATGAAATTGACCGCTTGCGTACATTTTGGGAAACACCAGACAAAGCAAACGGCCTTACATTTTCTGATTGGCTGATGATCGCCGCAGAAGAAACATTGGTAATTGACGCGCTTGCTATCTACCCACAGCCTTCAGTTGGTGGAGATCTATACGGTTTCCAGATCTTAGATGGCTCAACAATCAAGCCGCTCATTGATGATCGCGGTATGCGCCCACAGCCACCTGCCGCCGCTTACCAGCAAATCCTTTATGGCTTCCCACGCTCAGAGTTCAGCGCAACAGAGGAAGATCCAAAGGCAGACGGTGAATTTTCATCAGACAATCTTGCTTACATGATCCGCAACCGCCGCACTACAACGGTCTATGGCTTCTCTCCAGTAGAGCGCTCCCTACCGCTTGCAGACATTTACCTACGCCGCCAGCAATGGATCCGCGCTGAGTACACAGATGGCGTTTTGCCTGATCTCATGTTTACAACAGATGCGGATTGGGGAACTAACCCAGATCTTCTTTTGGCGTATGAAAACATTATGAATGATCAGTTAGCAGGAGATACAAACCAGCGTAAGCGCGCCCGTTTGCTCCCATCTGGTCTTTCTCCTGTTGTTAATGAAGGTTATGGCGAGAAGTTTAAGGACACACTTGATGATTACTTGATCACCAGCATTTGCGGTCACTTTGGTGTACAGCCGTCAGAAATTGGCTTTGCTCCAAAGGGCGGTTTGGGTGGTGCAGGGTTCCAGGAAGGTGAAGCGTTAAGCGCTGAAGCCATTGGTATCCAGCCACTTGCTAACTGGTACTCAAAGATGCTCACAAACCTTTCTTACACATATCTCAACATGCCGCGTGAACTTGAATTTAAGTTGATGACTTCTAAGCGTCAGGACAATGAGAGTTCTGCGCGTAAGGCACAGATTGAAGTTACATCTGCGGGCAAGACAATCAATGAGCGCCGTTCAGAGTTGGGCTTGCCGCTACTAGATACACCGCAGGCTGATATGCCTATGATTGTGAGCGGATCAGACATATTCCTATTCTCACCTGAAGGCATTATCAACGCGGCAACAGTTACATCTGCTCCTGCATTAGAAGGCCCAGAAGCAACACCTATTGCGCCTGCTACTCCTGATGTAAACAATGGTGAGCCATTGCAAGAACAGGGTGTGCCAAAGGTTGAGGAAGAAGAAGCGGAAGATGACGCTGAGAAAGAAAGAGAAACGGCTGATGAAGTAAAGGCTTTTATGAAGTGGGCCAATAAGGGTAAGCGCGCCCGCCTATTTGAGTTTAAGTCACTTGATCCTATTGTTGGGGAAGCGCTTAACCGTTGTGCTTTTGACGGGGATCTTGATACCGCAAGAGCATTGGCTAAAGCGTATTTGACATGAGTTACAAAGCCGCTCTTGATGCTGATGCGAGAATAGCGGCTAAGAATTCATTAAAAGTTATGGCGGCATTACGCCAGACATTTGACGCTAAGGCCGTTTATGAGCAGTACCTAAGTACACAGCCCAACAAGACTAAAAACCCCGCTCAGGATCGCGCTCGCGCCCGCGCATGGGCCATTATGAATGTCACGCCTAACATGCAGGCGCTCAACACGGTCATGCAACGCTTACTGGCTGAAGGTTATGCAACGGGTGAACTATTTGCTGATGAACAGTTACGCATTGCGCGTGAATTGAAAAAGGCTGATGACGCTTATGTAGATTGGGCTAACTGGAAGCCTGGAGATAGAGCGGCGGCGCTATTACTACGCCCGCCTGACGCTTTTCAACGCCTGTTACAAAGCCAGGGCATAGCCCTAAAAGAAATGAGCCAAACAACCGTTAGGGATATTGGTAACGCTGTTGCTGACGCTATTGATCTTGGTTTGAGCGCAGACAGAAGCGCCAAAAACATCATGCGCCAGGTGGCTAACCCTGCCAGGGCGTTATCTATCGCTATTACTGAGCAAAACCGCGCTATTTCATTTGCCACTGTTGAACGCTACAAAGAAAGCGGTTTGCAACAGATGGAATGGGAAGTGTCTGACCCTTGTAAGATCTGCGCCCTAAACACTAACCAGGTTGTAAACATTGGCAGTGCATTTAACTCAGGCGATATGCAACCCCCTGCACACCCGCATTGCCGTTGCGTATTGCTACCTGTAATCCCTGATTTTGGTGACGCTCCACTACCAGGGGCCACATTAGTCACGCCACCTACGCCTGCACTTACGGCTACTGATTTTCCAACTCCTAAAGAACAGATTGAACAAATTGTTTCAACTTTGGTATCAGGAGAACCGTTAGATGAAGGTCTAGCAATCTATGAAGCATTAAATTCACAACCATTTGAGCCTGGTAAATGGACAATTTTGCCGCGTATTGCCGTCAAGCCTGCTCTTGTACAAAATATAAGTAGATCTTACATAACCCCTATGGCCCCTGGTGAAGTGCAAAGATACTTCTTTGGTTCTAGGATTAAAAAAGTAGATCAACTTTTTCTTGATAAAGCCGTAATCTATAAAAGTGGCCCCATTGAAGTGCAATTTTCTAGTACAGGTTTAACTTTGACTGAAGCACAACGCCAAATGGTTCTTAGGGAAGTTGAAAAATTACAGTTATCAAATCCTAAATCACGCGTAGTTATACACATTGATAAAAACGCAAGCGGTAAATATGGTTGGGCTTTTGGTGGTAAAACGGATCTATGGGTAACACCTAGAACAATTACAGAGCCAAAAAGAGCAGAAGGCACATTTAAGATGCCTGCCACTTCCGCTACTACGCAATTTGAATACACCTTAGCGCATGAATGGGGCCATCTTATTGATGACATTTCAAGCGGCGCTCAATCTCCTATACGGGCAAACATAATTGCTAGACTTAAAGCAGAATACCCACAAGCATTTAGAAGCGGATATTCAGGCGAAAACTCTAAAGAATTCTTTGCTGAAATGTTTGTAGAGTATTACAGGACAGGCGGCACTACACCTAACCTGATGGTGCAGGCTTTTGCTAGAGAGTTTGGCTGGAAAGTGCCTGAACTTCCTGGTGGCGCACCTGCTTATGTGGCGGCTAAAAAACCTGCGGATTTTTTCAGCCCACAAAAAGCAATGGAACTAGAAGAAGGCGTACCGTGGCGGCCTGATGGGGAAAACCTTTATCTTAAAAAGGTATTAGATGAACAAGGGTTTCTTGGTAAGCCTAGAGTGGTTACAGCAGATGAATTTAAGAAGGCCGTGGACTCAGGGGCGTTGCCTATACACAGGGGCGTGGCTGGAGATACCCCTGAGCAAGTAGATGAATTTATTGCCCAGTTACTTACAGGGGATACCCCCTACATTGGGCGGGGAATGTTTGGTGATGGCACTTATTTCACGGATAAAGCCACAACAGCGCTCAAATTTGCCAAAGAAGATAGATTTGGAAACCCTATTGCATTTGGTAAAACCATTGAAGCGGCCCTGGATCCACGCGCAAAGATTGGGTATTTAGAAGATATACAAGATGAATTTATGGCTACAACCAAAATGAGTGAAGCCAGAAAACAGGCTTATTACTCTTACCCGCAAGACTTTTATGAAGATGCAAGCATGTGGGCCGCCGCTAATGGTTATGACGCTATTTGGATCAAGAACCCAGTTGTAAATTGGAAAGCAGGGGAAGCAATACCTGATGTGTACACAATCATTCTTAATAGAACAGCCCTGATCATTAAGGAGATGCCATGACTGAAGTAGAACTAAGCCGCAAAATGGGTATATTAGTTGCCTACCTAAATAAAAGGGCTATTGATCGCTTGTTTGAAGCGCTTAAAAAAAGCACTTCTTATGACACATTACAAGAGCCGTACAAAACATGGCTTACTGATCATTCAGCAATACCAAATAAAGATCTTAGGGCAAGAGCGCAGAAGGCAAGAAAGGCAAAGGTGTAATTAATGGAAACTGAAAACTGTAATCCACCTAAAGTTGATGATTGGTCGGAAGTATCAATTCTTGAAGTTGTTTTAAGCGCACAAGATGGCATACCTGGCGCTAAAGCAGAATTGGCGCGTAGGGAAAAAGAAGGCCAGGAATTAGATAAGAGCGCTGACATTACAAAGAACAACCCTAACCGTGACCCTAGAACGGGGCAGTTTACTTATGGCGCAGGCGGCCCGCAGTCAGGCGGCGGCGGTGCTGGTGGTGCTGAAAGCGGTGAAGCAGGAGCGGGCGGGGAAGGTGAAGAAACTGATTACCGTGGCTACCATCAAGCGCCTACCCGCGCAGATGGCTTTGGTTCACCTGCTACTGATGTTGAAGAAATGATGCCTGACTTTTATGAAAGGCCAGGCATTTACACAACTGGTTATCCAGATGCAGATAAGGAAAGCGTTAGCGTACTTACAAGGATCAAAGGTAAACCTGACGCAACTGTAACTATTTACAGAGCCGTACCTGAAGGAGCAGAAGAAATCAATCCTGGCGATTGGGTAACGCTTTCACCTTCTTACGCAAAAAGTCATTTAATGAGCAATGTGGAAGCAGGCCATGTAATTAGTATGAAAATACCTGCTAGAGATTTATGGTTTGATGGCAACAGCATTAATGAATTTGGGTATGACCCAGTGCCAGCAGGCAAGAGCGTAACTAATGATCAACCAGAATTACTACGCAGTGAAACAGATATTGATACAGTTAGCGGTAAGGCTTTGGACTTATCGCAAATCCGCATAGAATGGATAGAGGACTAAACATGGCAGTAGCACACTTCAACACAACGGTTTTAACAACGGCAACACCTATTGTTACTATCCCAACTGGCCTGCCATATACAGCAGTTCAAATTTGCAATGGTGACACACAAAGCATTTGGATTGGTGACAGCACTATTGCCACATCTGGCGCAACAAAAGGAACAGTAATTACGGCTGGCAGTATCTTTACAATCTGGCTACACGCTGGTGATGTTCTTTATGCAATTTCAGCCGCAGGTACAGCCGCAGGTGCAGTTACCGCAGTCTATTCAGGCATCTAAGGAGAACCATGAGCAACTTAACCACATCATTTTTTGGTATTGAAAAGGCAGATAAGAACTCTGACGGAACACTTACTGTTTACGGTAAGGCAACAGATGACGCTTTGGACATTGATAAGCAAATTTGTGATGGTGATTGGTTAGATCGCGCTATGCCACATTGGTTCAAATCAGGTGGAAATATCCGTGAACAGCACAGCAACATTGCCGCAGGCGTAGCAAAAGAATATGAATTGAAGGCTGATGGACATTACATTACCGCTTTGGTAGTAGATCCAGTAAGCGTTAAGAAGGTTGAAAATGGTGTGCTTAAAGGTTTCTCAATCGGCATCAAAAACCCACGCGTAATTCAGGACTCAAAGGCGGCTAATGGTCGCATCATTGATGGGCAGATTGTTGAAGTGTCGCTAGTGGATAGACCCGCCAACCCCAACTGCCAACTTGTTTTGGCTAAGTCTGCATCAGGAGATGAAACCATTGTGCAGGTAGAAGAACTTATTGAAACAGAAGAAACAGTTACAGATAATGTTCTACAATCTGAGGACATTACAGAAAAGGAAACGCCAGTGGAGAAGTCAATTAAGGTTTCAGTGCCTAAGTCTATCGTTGGCGATCTTTTGAAGTTTGATAAGGCCCAATTTGAAGCGGCGCGTAATGCGTTGGCTAGTCTTATTGCTGTTGAAGCAGAAGAAATTAAAGAAGGCCACAATGAACTAATGTCAATTACACATCTCCTTGAAGCCGTAGCACATCTACATGCTTGGTATGAAGGTGAAGAAGCAGAAGGGGAAATCATGGAAGAAGAAACAATTATTGAGCGCGCCGCAGATGCAGAAGATAAGGCAGAAGCAGAAGCAGAAAAGATGTGCGAGAACTGCAACAAGTCTTACAAGATGTGCAAGTGTGAGAAGGGTGCTGAGCCAGATCCAGTGCCATCTGAAGAAACATACGCAACACTCAAAGACACAACCATTGTTCCACCAGCAGAAACACCTAAGTCTGCTGAAGTAGATGGTCTTGAAGTTGCTGACATTGAACCAGAAGCACCAGCAGTTGAGGAAACCCCTGCTGATGCACCAAAAGTTTCTGCTGAAGATATTTCAACAGAAGAAGTAGAAGCCATAGTAGAGCAGGCAGTAAAGAGCGCAACTGCTTCCATCAAATCAGAGATTGCATCTTTAGTATCCGCAAAAGAGGCGGCACTAGAGAAGGCAGTGAAGTTGGAAGAAGAATTGGCTATTGCTAAATCTCTCGCAGTGGCAGGTGGCCCAAAGCGAACAGCATCAACAATCTCATCTGAGCCTAATGATCTGTTAGTTAAAGCCGCTTCCTACAAGGCGAAAGCAAACGCAACAACTGATCCAATCCTTGCTAAGGGCTACAAGCAACTTGCAGAAGAATACTTTGCAAAAGCAGACGCTCTTAACAAGTAAACCCAACTAAACAAAGGAAAAGACATGACATTTTCAGCACCTAAAGTTGCTGACTTGTTCTCTGATGCAACCCCAAAGGAAGCCGCAGAACTTATGGAGTCATTTACCACAGAACTTGGTAAGTCACTTTCTAATGCTTCTTCAGTTCCAGGGCAAGCACCAGTAGCAGATCCAACAGCCGCTCTTGAAGCGCTTGTTGCTAACAAGTCACTATCAGCAGATGTATCAGCAGGACTTCAGAACGCACTAGCCGCACAGCGTATGGCTATGCAGGATATTCAGAAGGACATTACGCTTACATCACCACTTTCAACATCATTTGCGGCGTTTGATCTTGAAGCACCTGCAAAGATGCTTACACCACGCCCTACACCACTCCGTAACCGTATCCCACGCAAGAAGGGTGTTGGCACAAGCCACCGCCAGAAGCAAATTCTTGGATACACAGGTACAGGAACAGGTGGAGTTGGAAACACATGGCCTGGTATTACACAGGACACAACAACCACATTTGGCGCTATCAACTATGAGCGCGGCCCAAAGATTTCTTACGCCGCACAGGATCTAATCCTTCCTTACAACTCATACTCACTATCTGACAGCGTAACATTTGATGCTAACTTCTCAGGTCTTGGATACCAGGATCTACGCCAGTTGTCATCAACATCAACACTTTACGCAACAATGTTGATGGAAGAACGCATGATGCTCATGGCTCGCGGAACTGCATCTGGTTACTCAGGCGCACTTTCAGCACCAACATTTACACTTGCATCACCAGTAGCCGCATCAGGCCAGACAGCACTTGCCGCAACAACCTATTATGTGAATGTTACTGCTGACGCAGGTATTTCAGGTAACGGTTTTGGTGAGTCAATTCTTGGAACTGAAGCATCAACAGCAGTTGCATCAGGTGATGTTCTTACAATCACAGTTGCATCACCAGTTACAGGCGCACTTGGTTACAACATCTATGTTGGAACAGCAACAGGCGCGGCTAACTTGAAGTACCAGGGAACCCTAAAGGGAACTGGCACATTCACAATCCAGGGTGCAGGCACACAGGGCCTTACAGGTAACAACGCCGCACTTACAACAACAGGAGCCGCCGCATCACGCGCAACAGCAGATACATCTGCTTACGCAACTGGTTATGACGGAATTCTTGCAACTGTTCTTGGGCCAAACTCAGGTTACAACAACGCAATCAACTCAACATTCAGCACATCAAACCCAGGTGGAGAATTCCAGACTGCGTTTGCAAGCATGTACCAGAATGTTAAGGCTGATCCAGATGTTGTTCTCCTTAACGGTAATGATCGTAAGCAACTCTCTGATGCAATCAAGAGCGGCTCAAACGCTAACTACCGCTTGGTTATCAACAACCCAGGTGAAGATGGCACAACATACGGTTCTGTTGTAACAGGACTCCAGAATGAAGTAACAGGCAAGGCTGTTGATCTCATGGTTCACCCATGGCTCAACCAGGGCGTTGCTCCAATCCTTTCATTCACACTTCCAATTCCAGACACAGAGGTTTCAGATGTTTGGGCGAACTTCCTAGTTCAGGACTACATGGGTATCCAGTGGCCTGTTACACAGTTCTCCTATGACTTCTCAACATACTTCCGTGGAACATTCTTCTGTTCTGCTCCAGCATGGAACGGCGCAGTTTCAGGAATTGTAAACGCGTAATGTGTTTAGAGTGTGGTTGTAATCAACCTACCGTGAGTCATGGTGGTGGCCCAACAGTTTTACCTGATGGAACTACTACCGCACACATGAGTACGGCTGAGATAATCACACCCAAATAAGTATGGAACGGGGGGGTGCGTCATATAACGGGCGCACCCTTCCTTCATTCAACGGAAAGGCAAACAAATGGGCAGATGGGTAGCACCAGATAAGGGCGTAAGAGAAACTGTTATTGGTAACAGAACTTACCGCCCTGACAATAAAGGAATTTACACGGTGGAAAACGCCGCCGCACAAAGAGCAATGAAGGCTGAAGGTTTTTTTGAAGCATCTCTTAACCCTTATGACAAAGGTGACGCAGATAGGGGCTTCACTTGCGTAGAATGTGGCTTTGGAAGTTGGTTTGCTAAATGCGGCAGATGCGGGCATGACAATTCAAGCGGAATACCAACAGACGGGAATTCATAATGGCAGTGGGCGTAACAGCACAGCGCGGCGTTAATGAGAACGCTTATTTAACTCTTGCAGAATACAAAAACGCGCCCACATCTATTGATACAAATAACCTAGTAGTTGGTGGCAACCAGGAAGCGCAAGACGCTGAACTTAGCCGCGTAATCTTACGGGCTACTTCCTACCTTAATGAGTATCTCAACCAGGATCTAACGGCTGATCAATACACAGAAACGCAACGGGTACGCATTGGCAGCAATGGCTATGTGGCACTTCACCCTTTCCAAAGCCCAGTGATCTCCCTATCTAGTTTCTATTATGGGTCTGCGCCTAACGGTTTGATTGCTATTCCAGATCCTTCACAGTGCTGGTTTGAAAATCAAGAAATTATTATTCCGCTTGCAAACATGGCTACATCATGGTCAGGCCAGGGGCCGCTTGCGTTTGGGCCTAACATGGGGCCAAATGTCACAATGTTTGCCAAATACACCTATGTAGCGGGTTTTGTTAATACGCTTTGCACAGGCACAGCCGCCGCATCTACCGTAGTAGTAACTAATGCGTCAGGCATTTTGCCAGGTGAGTCTTACCGTATTTTTGATGGCTCTAAGACTGAAACCGTAATTGTTTCTAGTTCTTACACATACGGGGATCTAACCGTAACGCTTGCTACCCCGTTGGTTTATAGTCACGCCGCAGTTTGTTTTAGCGGTATGCCTAACGCAATTAAGCAGGCAACTATTCTTACAACTACCGCGTTTCTTAAAACCCGTGGTGACTCATCTATGACAATGAACTTAACTACACAGCCAACAGCCAACATAGGTAACAGCCAACGGTATTCTGGTGAGATTGCTTTGGCTTTGGATATGGTTAGCAAGTACCGCAGGGTGCGCTAATGGCAGGGCGCACAGGGGCGCGGGCTACGCTTGCATCATTTATTGCTAACCCGCCTATTGAAAATCTCAATCAAGTTTTTACATCATTTCCTAAGCGCATTAACTTTCAAGTAAACGCTGGCCCTGGTCAAATGACCCGCAGTGCGGTTGTTGTTTTTATTGCGGCTGAAAGGGAAAACCGTTTAGCAATCGGCGGCGCTACTAATGGTTGGAAGCGTGTTGATTACACCGTAATTCTTCAGGTGTATGCACATTCACTTCACCCAAACTCTGAAGATGTTATGACAGATTTTGATACCCTTATAGACAATATCAAAACAAGATTGCGGTCAGATCATACATTTGGAGATCCAACAGGCAATTTAGTTTGGCAGGGTGCAGAACCCGTCATTATGGGCCGTTACGGTGAACCCGCAACAGCCAATGAAGGCGCTACTGATATTTTTGCTGAACTAGAATTTGATATAACACAAATGATCCAGGCATAGGAGCAAGCATGAAACTGAAATACAATGGAACAGATGAACGCGTGTTCCCTAGCGTTGGGATCACATTAAAACCTGGTGATGAATTTGATGCACCAGAAGGGTTTAATCACCCAGACTGCACACCAGCAGGCGCAAAAGCGTTTACAGCATCAGCACCAAAAGAAGAACCAACAACTACTAAATTGTCTGCCGCGCCAGACTTGAAAGCAGGAGAGTGATTAAATGGCACTACAACAATCCGTCAGATCCTATTTAGGTATTGCTAAGGAAGTAACAAAAGGAACTGTTGTTGCACCAACAGACTTTATTCCAGTCGCAAAAGACTCACTAAAGCCAGTAGATCTTATTGATCCGCTCTATGACACAGGGCTACGCGGTTCAAATATCCTTAACTACAACTACATTCCAGGGCGCAAATCAAGCACCGTGGATTTTGGCGGCGCAGTATTCGCTGACACAGTTGGTTACGGTATTGCAGGACTTCTTGGTTCTGTTACTACAACAGGCGCATCAGCACCTTACACACACACAATTTCTTTGAAGAACAGCCTTACATCAGGCGCAGATGATCAGCCAATTTCATACACATTGACTGACTTCTACGCGGCAGATGTTCGCTCATATCCAGGTTGCCAGTTCTCAGACTTCTCATTGAAGTTCAACGCTGATGGAATGTTGGAATATGACACAAAGGCAATGGGCTTTTCATCTTCAGCAGTTTCAGACCCAACACCTACATTCTCAACAGTTCTTCCAACACCAGTTTGGCGCGGAACTGTAAGCATTGGTGGATCAGCAGTTTCTAACGCTATGAACGGCAACATTGACATGAAACGCAATGTGACTCCTGTTTATGGCATTGCTTCTACACAGGATCCTTACCAGGTATTCCTTGGGCCACTAGAAGTTACTGGCAAGATTACATTCATGATGGAAAATGATGATGAACTTACACGCTTCCTATCTAACACACAGCCAGCAGTAGTTCTTAACTGGGCCTATGGCGCAGGTGCGGCGGCTGTTCAGATCCAGGCAACAATTACTAAGGGTGC